TTTAAAGCTTTTCAATGACTACCTCTTTCGCAACATTTCTAATAATCTTGTTGTAATTCTTCTCGTCTTGCTCCTCAGTTGAGCTCCCAGTGCTCCTATTAATGAGAAGATTGTATTCGTCGTTTTTTTTGCTATTTGAATCAAAGCAATCTGGGTTCTTCTTTTCCCATTCAGGCAATTGTTTGAAATTCTTGTGAGTAATCATTTTAATGGCCTTCTTTAAATGATTCTTTTCTTTATTTTCACGTTCCCACGTGTCTTTATCTTTGACGTAGAATATTTCGCGCTTTGCATCACTGCAGTGGATTGGTCTTTTATGTGTTTCTAGCTGTTTAAGTCCATTTATAAAAATTCTTGAAATACCTTCTACGTATCCAATTTTTCCAGTAGTTTCAAGATCTTGTAATTGTAGTTGCAAGGAATTGATAAAATCAATCAAATTTACTGCATCCTTGCATTGTTCATTCAAGAAAAACTGAATATTGAAGTTATTGTTATTTGTGGTGTTCATTGTGTTATTGATTACCGTGTTCTTCTCTTTACAAAGTTCAATAACTTGGTTTTGTAGAGTTACATTTTGATCCAATAGTTTTACAATTATGTCATCCTTCTTATCTATTTCCATCTTAATTTTCTCAACTTTGGAATCAATATTTGACACCTCTAATTGTATTTCATTATCTTTTTTTTTAGGTTCAATGCATGTTTTATTATGTTTCCATAATCCAGTTCTAGATTTATAAAGTTTGTTGCAAATTTTACACTGAAAATTTTCAATTTGCGAGTTTGCGGTTAACTGTGTTTCCAAATCTGTCACCTTGAGGTGTTTTGCTGTCAAACAGTGTTTATTAAAATCATTTGTTCGTGAGCATGAATAGTCACATTTTTCACAGTAAAATTTCTGTGCGAGTTTTGCGACTTTTGCGAGTTCCATTGTTCACTATACAGTTAACAAAGAAAATCGCCTTAAGTAGTTTTTTAAGAAAATTGAAATTTTGCAAAAAAATGGGTTGTGAGCATAAAGCTCTAAAATCCATTTTAAAATTTTTTGATCGCTTACCAACAGAAAAATTATTTTTTTTTCCCAAAAGTATTTTCAGAATTCAAAAAAGGACAAAAATAAATGTCCAAAAAGCCTTTTGGTCCAAGGGTTTTGGGAATTCGAACTTGTATGACTGACTTTTAAAAAATAAGATTAAAATTTTAGCAATCTTATTATTTTGCATGTGAGAAGATGGTTTATGTTGCATACATGAGCCCACAATTTCCTCCAACAAATGTAATCATGTTAATCCTTTCCTCAAATAAATATAGGTTATAGTTGTAATCATAAATGCGCCAAGTTGGCTTATTAATGCCGATAATAGTACCATTTTCGGGGTCGCAAATAGTGAGACTTTGGGCAAGTGGATCAAGTGTGGGAACCATGGTTGTAAACTCCAATTCTATTGTATTAAAACGGCTCATATTTATGGCCCCTGATGGCTGCAACTCATATGGGGAGGTATTTAAACAAAAATTGTAACAATACAATCCACTGGGAGCATTGCCTGCCGTTCTAGTGTATTTTTCAATATAATTAAAAATGCCAGCAGGCTGCACATTTTCACGATAAGAACCATCAAACAATATGCCCATACTTATAAGAATAGCTTCATCATTCTCTGGCGTGTAATTACCTGTAATCATCCACCCCGTTAATCTACCATCAGGATTAACACCTGGACCAATCTGCACAGTTTCTACAGTTCCTCCTGTAGTAATTCTAGTTATTTGGAGAAGTCCACCTGTTGAAGCTGGACGTATATCATGTGGCAAATACCTATAAGGCCAGTTTGTATAATTAGACCATTCGTTGCGCAGATTAGCATCACTTCTTTGAAAATAAAACATCCAGCTAGAAACCATTCCAATTGAATCCAGTTCCACCTTGTTTGGTCCAGTCACATTGTAAAAAGCCCTCTCGTGCACTTGTTTAATCAAATATCTTTGTTCATTGACAGCAAAGTAACGCGCCTCTTCATTTGATAAAAATGCATATGTGCACTCCAAATGAACATCCGCATTCCAGAGAGATCGCATGTCAGCATAAGAATCTGGGCCAAGTATAATGTCTGGAGGAGGTTGCAAAAATCTGTAAAATTGCATATAATAAGCATTAAAATTGGGAGCAATGTATGGGTAATTATTGCACTGATCAAATACGTCACGGATTTGAAATAACTCATTAATGGGTCTAAATGTTACAGTAATATGAAGCTCATTATACTGAAGAGATGTTAAAGGAAAGGCCATTTGACTTTTAAGTCCAAACCACGCATTTAATGGAATGTATAATGTGCGTCCGCGAATAGACGGTTCAGCGCCAAGTGAATTTTCCGTGTAATAAGCATTTGGATAGCTATTAACACGTGTTCCAGAATTTCCAGGATCGTTTAACTCTGGTACATTTCCAATCATTCTATCAAATAAACCTTTTTTACCGTTACTAGAATCTCGTTGAACTGATGCCAAAATGTAGGAACCAGAAAATTCTTGCAAAGTTTGATTACCACAAGTAATGCTCACTTTTGAGATCATTTGCGCACCTAAATTTTCAATCCACCTGAATTCATATGGAACCCATTCAGGAATGAAATTATTGTCAATGCAGACATATTGACTAGGGTCTCCAGGAGGCATTATTGGACTCCAAATTTGAGGAAGAGAAACAGATACGTAAGTATCCATTAAAAGATCAGCATATCTAGGTATTTTAAAAGTAAACATAGATTCCTCCGATAAACGCAATGTTTTTGCTCCTTCAAAATCAACTCTAAATTTTTGCAAACCAAAGTTGGTATATTTTGCATATGTAGTTTTAAAAAAAGTTTTTGAAGGATTACCATTTAGAATAATATTTTGTTGACCCTGTGACACAAGATTTAATAATCCACCTGGCATTTTTGATATATATAGAACATATTATTTAACTGTTAATAAAACAATATTTATTTTAAAATTTGTTGTCATATATTAGATATTAGATATGTCCACAAAAGAAGTAGGAACAAAAAGCATTCTTGAACGAACTGGAGAGATGATTAAAAAGGGTGCTACTGCTGCATATGACTCACTTTCAAATCCATTACAAGCATTAAAAAGAGCGCAAAAATTCCAGGAAACAACGGGAGTGCTAATCTTATCTGTTATAACTATCATAATAATCATTTTGTGCATTATTTACTTTCTTTATATACGGTCTCTTCAATATACAAATTGTTCATTTATGGATAACATTTATGGGACATTGAATGGTAATCTTCGTTCATTGAATTATACTGATAAGATGTGTCAATACAAGTTTAATGAGTATTATATTAAAACGGCCTACAATTGCTGTAGTGGAGGCGCTTATAAGAATGATTTTGTATCATTGTGCGCATTGAAAGACGTTTTAAAACAGGGTGTTAGAGGTTTAGATTTTGAAGTCTATTCCATTGATGATAGACCAGTTGTAGCAACCTCAACTACAGATAATTACTATATTAAGGAAACCTACAATTCAATAGATTTTGCAGATGTGATGGCGGTAGTAAGGGACTATGCCTTTTCCAATAGTACCGCACCAAACCCCAAAGATCCCATTATTTTTCATTTAAGAATAAAGAGTACGAATCAAAACATGTATCAAAATTTGGCAAATTTATTTGAAGGATACGATTCATTATTATTAGGCAAAGAATATAGCTATGAAAATCATCAGGAGAATTTAGGAAATAGAAAGCTCTTGGATTTTGTAGGTAAAATTGTAATTATTGTAGACCGTTCAAATTTATCATTTATGGAATGCAAGGATTTCTATGAATACGTGAATATGACGAGTAATTCTATTTTTATGAGAGCACTCCATTATTATGATATTGCATATACTCCTGATTTGAACGAATTGATTGAGTACAACAAGACCAATATGACACTTGGAATGCCAGATAAAGGAGCAGATCCACCAAACCCTAGTTCAATTGTTATGCGCGAAGCAGGCGTGCAAATGTTGGGAATGCGTTACCAAAGCTATGATGCATATTTAGAAGAGAATGAGTTATTTTTTAATGAATCAGGATATGCATTTGCATTGAAGCCTGAGAAGTTGAGATACATTCCCATTGTTATTGAAGTGCCACCCTTGCCAAATCCAGAGGTGTCTTATGCGACTAGAACATTATCAAGTGATTTCTACAGCTTTAATATATAAAATCCGCTGTTTAGGTTTAGCTTTAGGTTTATAAGATACAAGTTTTCATATAATAAATTTTATTGCAGTATTATATGAAGGAAATATGTAATAAATCAATGTCATTTAATGAATGTGAATTGGCTATTTTGCGTTCATCTGTGGATAAAGCGGAGATGAATAAAGGCAAAATGGTCGTAAATTCACCCGAAATTAAACAGATTATAGATATAGTTGAAAAATTTATAAAGAAGCGTGGACTAATCTGCTATGGTGGTACAGCTATTAATAGTATTTTGCCAAAACAAGATCAATTTTATAATAGTGATTTTGAGATTCCTGACTACGATTTCTTTTCATCAAATGCGCTAGATGATGCAAAAGATCTAACCGATGAATATGTTAAAGCGGGATTCATTGAAACAGAGGCAAAATCTGGCCAGCATTATGGCACATTCAAAGTGTTTGTGAACTTTATTCCAGTTGCTGACATTACGAGCATGCCAAAAGAGTTATTCAAGACTTTAAAGGAAGAGGCTATCCGCGTAGCGGGAATCTATTATGCGCCGCCAAACTTTCTCCGCATGTTGATGTACCTAGAGTTATCTAGACCAGCAGGAGATGTAAGTCGTTGGGAAAAAGTCCTTAAGCGTTTAACATTGTTGAATAAGAATTATCCGTTAACAAGCAAGGAATGCAGTTACAAAGATTTTCAAAGGAAGATGGAGAATAAAGAAAATGGTGATCTAATTTATGACACGGTAAAGCAAACATTAATAGATCAAGGTGTTGTCTTTTTTGGAGGTTATGCAATTTCTTTATATTCCAGATACATGCCAAAAGGTTTCAAAAAAAGGTTGGAAAAAATACCAGATTTTGATGTTTTGTCCACTGAGCCAGAAAAAACCGCGGAGATTGTTAAAGAAAAATTGGCTGATGAGAAGATAAAAGGTGTAAAGGTTGTAAAACGTCCCGCGCTTGGGGAGATTTTATCAACTCATTATGAGGTAAAAGTTGGCGAAGACACGGTTCTTATTATTTATCAACCAATGGCATGTCACAGTTATAACGTTGTTAAACAGGATAACAATGATATAAAAATTGCCACAATTGACACCATGTTGAGTTTTTACCTAGCATTTTTGTACGCAAATCGTGAATATTTGGCAAATAAAGATCGCATTTTATGCATGTCCCATTATTTATTTGAGGTGCAAGAAAAAAACAGATTGGCGCAAAAAGGGTTACTTAAAAGATTCAGTATTAATTGTATAGGTCATCAAGTATCAGTAGAGGAAATTCGTGCAGAAAAATCGGAGAAATTCAGGGAACTTCGTTCAAAAAGAGGAACCAAAGAATTTGATGAATGGTTTTTGAGATATAGACCAAGTGATATAGAAAGTAGAAAGAATATGACGCAAGAAGAGCGTGCATCAGCCGAAGAGAAAGAATTAAAGCTTATAGAAAAAGATTTGAAGGAAGAAGGAAAAATTCAAAACAAGATTGTGCATTTTTTCAAAAAGACTGCAAAAAATATAAAGAACAAGACAAAAAAGATGGTAAAAAAAATAAAAAAAAACAAGACAGTAAATGCTTTAAATGATAAACTCAAAGGTAAAGGAAACAATAAAACAGAAAAAAAAATAAAAGGAAAAAGAACGCTGTTTGGGTTTATTAAATTTTAAACCAGAGTTAAATGGTGGAAACACAACGTAGAATATTTTTTTGAAATATGCAAACAATTTGTAATATATGATCCAGTATTAATCTGGCATCTGGTTTTTTAATAACCCGACTAAGTATTTTATATATTAAATGATATATGAAATATAGAATGCATATAATATAAAATATTACGCGCCAACCTATAAAAAACATCCACGATGTGCATTTGTCATAAACAGACCAATCATTTATATAGCTGCACATACTTGTCTTCCTTTGTTTAACTATAAAAAGGTGAAAATCCAGAATTCCGCCAAAAATGCGATGAATATTTGTTTTTTCATTTTTAACAGAAAATGCATCGCATATTTTATCAAATGCGTGAACATTTACATACAATATTTTTTTAGCCTCCGTTCCGTAACTTGGTTGAAAAATGTATGGATATAGGCCATCAATATATCTTCCTTTGTACAAATGCGAATTGTATGTAATGTATGGTATAAAACTTGATTTTTTAATAGTTTCTATAACATCATCCATACTCTTGTAGCAAGATCGTGCAACCTGCCGCCAGTTTTTAACGTCGTGATACGTTATAAAAAGGCGCCCTTGCAAAAGTTCTTTAAATGGTTTTTTAAAAGATAATTCTTGGGTGCGGCTTTTAACTAAATCCATGATTGTGTCAAAATTGTCAATATTGGTTTGTTTTTTAAAGTGGCGATAGATTTCTGGGTATATCTCTATTGCGACATCAAGTGCATCTGTTAAATATAAAAGGCCTATAATGGCGCCGATGCTTGTTCCTGAAATGCGATCTACAACAATATATCTCTTTTTTTCTAGGTATTTTAAAAAAAGTGCGACGCCAAGAAGGTAGCCTCCGTTGAAAAGACCTCCTTCAAAAATTACATCAATGTGGGTTGGGCTTCCCTTGTCCTTTTTAAAATCGCGCGGCAAATTAATGCATAGTTTACGGATATAGTATTCAAATTGTTTTTGATCCATGTTTGTGTGAGGAGGTCTTGTGTTATATACATATAATTTTTGCACGTATATAACTTATAAAAAGGTGTATTACACTATATTTTCTCATTTTTCAAAAGTCGCTCCATAAATTTGTTTGGATTATTTCCGCATTTGAAATAAATATTGCTAATTTCTGCTGGAGTATAAAAATCTGTCTTTACCTTTTTCAAACGTTTTTCATCAATTGGTTTTTTAAACATGTGTTGGTACATGTCGCGAATAGTTTGATGCGATGCTTCGCCCAGTGTAATTGTGATATCAATGCGACCAGGACGTATTAGAGCAGGATCTAAATCATCATAATAATTGCTGGCAATGATAATAATTCTGCCAGGAGTTTCTCTAATGCCGTCAAATGCTGTTAATATATCGTCAAGTGTTAAAGGATCCTCATCATTGGGTTTCATAATAGATGCCAATTTTTGTGTCTCTTTTTCATTTTCATCAATAAGCGTTTGTACTACATCCCCAACATTAACCATGGTGTCTGGAGCCAATGTTTGCAGATTTAATCGTTTGCTATTTTTACCATTTACATTTTTATTGTCTTTTTTGTCCTTGTTAGTGTTAAACAAGTTTCTTTTTTCGGCTCTCTTTAAAAATATATCATTACAATCAATCTCATCAAAAATAATAATCTTTTTATCAAATCCTATGGTTCCCTGTTTGTTATTGCGACTATAAGTGTCTTCAAAAAAGAACGACTGCAGTTGGCGTTTGGTTTTAATGAGCTTAAATGATATTTCAATGACTTGTCTATCTGGAAACATATTGGCGATAGCTTTCATTACAGAAGTTTTTCCTGTGCCTGGAGGACCGCTAAGTCCAATACCTAGTGAATATGGGTTGCCCATTTCATAATACCATGACTTATTTTCAACAAAAAAATTAATTTGATCCAATAGTTCTCTTTTACCTTCAAAAAACAGATTTCCAAAAGTTCTTGTACTGGAAAATGGTGTCTCGTCCCAGCATTCATATTTGGAATCCTCGTACTTTGTTTTAACGAGTGTATATGTGAATTGTTTATTTCTGCGAGCATTTTCAATCATTTCCGTGTATTTTACTTCCAGATTGTTTACAAAGTTCTTAATCTGTTTTATAGAAGATTTGTAAGAAAAAAGTTCAACTACAAGTTTTTCCGTCTTTGTTTTGCTTTTCTCTTCCTTATCTCCCAAATTTTCTGAATATGTATAAGCATATGCGTATATCTCAAGAGGTTTATTAAATAGGAATCGCATTTTCTGGGAAACAATAAATAGGTCATTTTTAAAATCTTTGTCATCGCATTGTTTAAATCTACTTGAATATTCGTTTTTAAAAGAGTAAAATTCTTTAATTTCATGCACTGATGGGTTTGTTTCAAGATTGTCCATAATATATTCCCATATTGCATTAAATCTATTTGAAAAATCGGAGGATGAAGCGCCAATGCAGTCGTATTGCGAAATAGTAAATGTTTTTTTGCCCTCGTATGTTATCATATTCTTTTTGTAAAAAAAGGAAACAATGTAATCCTTTGCAAAATAAGATGATAAATGGAGACATCCATTTTCGTCTGTTATTTTTGCATATCCCATATTAATAAAATATGTTACAACAGCTAATACAGTGGTTCCAATAATAGTATCAAAAAAGACATTGCCTGTTTTTATTTTATCATGTATATTTAACCTGATAATTTGCGTTAAACTTGCATAAATATTTGAAATTATTTCACTCATATAAGTTGCTTATTAAAGTATATATCCATTTGTTTATATATTTTGCATATATATTTGTAAAACAAATAAATATACAATAATTATTGAACTATACTTTATTTAAGACTTCATCAAGAGAAGTTTTTCCTATAAATATGTCTACAATTTTATGCTCCCATGGTTCAACGGGTATCGGGATGTGCTTCTTCATAATACATGATTCAAAAATTAGCCACACTGATTGGTGAATTCTCATCTCAGGTGAGCGATATGCAAGATCATTCTTAATAAACGTTAAAATGTCATTCTTGAATTCAGTCTTTTCAGGAGGCAAATTTTGAGATATTGCGCAGGCTACAAGCATGACGTCTCTTGGTATTAGTTCGGGTTCGGCCATTTCTGCACCTAATAATAGTAATGGAAAATAGTATCTAAATCTTTTTTATAACTTGTTTAGAACTTGTTTAGAACTTGTTTAGAACTTGTTAAAATTGACCATAATCTTTGAAGTAATGTAATAAAAAAGACCATATGAAATGCTCATAAAAAGTAAACCTTGAATATTAGAATTGCCGTCGGCTGAAAATAGGAATGGTAAGTACTTGAAGAGCGCCTTTTTAATAACTGGCAATTGGAAAAGGAAATACAGCACAGCTAAAAGGAGAGGAGTCTGCAATTGATCGTATATTTCATCAAGCGTACCCACACGCTTAGATTTATTATAATATTCATCAATTATTTCATCGTTTTCAGGGTGGTTGGATATATAGTCTTGATTGGCAGAAGGAGGAATGTAATTGGGTTGAATGTTGGGGTCTTGTGTTAAAGAGTCAGTGTTCATAGGAATGTCACGACTTGGTAATTGAGTAACGCCGCCAGCTTGTTGTATACCACTAATAATTTGATTGATTGTATTTTGATCAAGCGTCATTCCATTTCCACCTTGAGCATGCGGTTGCACAGGCATTTCATTAGCCGAAAATGAAACTCCATTATTTCCTCCTCCAGCGGGGTCCAAAGGAAGATCATGAATATTTGTTGTGTCTGAGCTCATATAATTTACTAAAGAATGATTGCTTTTTGAAATTTACGCAATATTCACCCCCCCATCCTATGCAAATTCAACAATCTGTTTATTTTTGTTGCATTGTGTGGCCTCTGGTTTATACTTGTAACATTTGCCATCATACTTGTAAGTTTGTCCGTCAATTTCGTTCCATGGAGGAGCTTGATAAATAATACAGTTTTTATCCTTGCACACAGTTCTAAATAAAGTTGCCAATCCTAGACCTAATAATACGGACATGACATATTTGCCAGTTTGACTATGAACAAGTTTGGAAAGATGCATATAATATATTATAACACGATATATTATACCATATTTTTATTTTTGTCTTTATTTTTAATTTTATAATCTTTAACTTGTTGCCATCTGCATGGGAGCAGTTTTAATTTTGGATGAATCTGTGGGACAAGTTACCTCGGTTGCACTATAGGAGAAACACTGATCGGCCTTGTCTTTGTATTGAACCTTGTCAATGTTATCAGGATTTGGATACAAATGGACGACCTTCATGTCTGGTCCTAAAATATAGACAAAAAAGAGACCGACGGCTAAACTAATTAAAAAAACAGGAAATGAAATGTATTTTGATAACATTTGTGGTGTGTTATATATTTACACGATAAATAAATATATAATATTACACTTTGCGTTTTATTTATCTTCCAGCTTCCACAATGTAGAATTCTCCAGTCGCAGGATCTTTTGTATAAAGTTGTCCTTTTACCATCTCAATTTTGAGGCGTTTATTTCCCGCAGTACTAGCATTCATTATTTTTGTAGGCGTGCCAAATTCAGCCAATTCTTGTTCAAAGGTTTTTACAACTGGTACAGATGTTTTCGGTTCTGGTTCTTCTTCCTCCAAAATAAATTCCATAGCGCTTCTATTTTTTGCGGTCATGCGTCTTCTTTTGCTCAAAGTCTCTTCTTCACCACCTTGAGATAACGCCGTATTCTTTCTACTCTTGCGCACCTTTAGTTTCTTGCCAACACCAACTGTAAAGTGTTTGACAACCTCCTCTCTATCAGATAACAGATTATCTTGTTGTTGTTCTATTGTAATTTTTTTCTGTACCAGGTGATAAGTATCATCATCGCTGTCATACTCAACCGCAGAATAAGCATATTTTTCACCTCTAATGCGCTCAACCTTTGGTACAATATCATTGATGTAAACGGCAACGGATTGCTGAGCAAACTGGACATTTCCCGTTCTATCAAATTCGGTCATAAGTGTCTTTAAGTCATTAATATTAATATATAAGTCGGCGATTAATTGGCGCAAGCGATCTCTCTTCTCGCGACTATCAGTTTTCTCCAAGTACATTTCCAAGGAGCTTTCGTATCGTTTGACAGTGTTTGTTAGATCTTCGCGAATTTGCTCAAATACGACGACTGCTCTTTCGGCTGGTAAATAACCAAAAATCATATCATTTTTGTATTTGATAATTTCATTCTTGTATTCATTAATATCATCACGATCAATCTTTAAAGTCTCTGCATATGTTGTAGTATATGGCACAGCAATTTGAATACTGAAACGGCATGGATCTTGGCGATCACCGCACATGGCGTGCAAATCGCGAATCAATGTCTCGTTGTTATGTTTAATTGTGAAAATGCTTCCAACTGGGCGCTTACAATTAATACATTTTGGTTTTAGTTTTTGAAATTCAATGCGCTTTTCTTTCAAACTTAGCTCAGTATTATTAATAATTTTATTTTTCAGTTTATTGTAAGCGTTTTCATAAGCATTTTTATATCTGTAAAATGCATTGAGCGCTTCACGATACGCTAGCTTGTTTGCATCTTCGCTCATACTAGGACTTTTAACTTTTGCATTGGATTCTTCATAATCTATATCTTCGCCAAGTCTTTCATTCTCAGTTTCATCATCATATTGTTCATCCATGATTACTAATATATTTAGATATTTATTTTTTACACCTTTTGCATTTGTTTTTCTAAATTGGCCAGGTCTGTCCTAATAAGAAACATGTTCATTTTCCCATACAGGTAAACCAGTAATTAATTCTTGACTTGCCCGTTTTTTTGCCTCTTGGAAATTCTTTATTTTTGAGAGTATATATTGATGTTTTTCCAGATTTTTTTGGCGCTTTTCTGCAGGAGTGAGTTTTCCTTTGTATTTGTAAAGTAATATTAGTGCTAAAACAAATATAAACCCGCCAAGAAGACTTAGATTAAAAACAATATTATTGTGATTAATTTTGAATTCCCTGCACTGTTTTAGTGTTTCTCTTAAAAAATACTTGACGCCAGGTTCTGTTAAACTAGGTTTAGTAAGATTATCAAAGGAAGACATTATAACTGTTAGCTACTTAATAAATACTGTTATAATTGCAAAATAAATTATACACAATATCTATATGGATGCTTCTTATTTAACATTAATCAGTTTTATAGTTCTTACAATTGTATATTTTGCCTTTCCAACAGTTGGGAAACTTAAAGTAACCCCAGAAATGGCGGCACGCCCAGATTTCCAAATATTTTATATTTTGCAAAATATGCCTAGATTAATGGTTTATTTCCTTTTTGTCATCTTCTTCCAATTTTTCTTTAATTCTATTTTTATTATAAATAAATGTGGTGGCAGTGCTAGCAAAAATATTGGTGTTGCTGCATTATTAACATTTATTCCTTGGATCTTAATATTTGGTATAATGATTGCTGTTTTAATCATGTTTCCTGGATTAAAGAGTGCTTTTAGTGATGTTGTTGGCTATTTTGTTGTTGCTAATGGAGCAAACAATATATTAAATGTTATTTTGCAGAATGGAGATTTAACTGATAAGATTGATGAAACTGCAGATGAAGATGAAAAGAAAGACCTAAAGGCTGCTGCACAAGCCATAATGAAATTGGTTGGAAACAAGGGTATTTTAATTAATCAAATGGTTCCAGGCAATTTTGAGAGCATATGGGTGTTGTTAACACCTCTCATGGTTCCTGATTTTGTTCAAGGAAATATGACGGGCGATTTTGAAATTACAACTGCAAAAAATAAACTGTTAGAGCTTGTTGTTTTACGAGACAATATTGGCGAATCAATGTGGTACATTTACACCGCCGTTTTATTAACATCTATTGTTTCATATAACTTGGCTACTCGTGGATGTGTAAAAGACGTGCAACAAATGCAGGCTGCACACGATGATTACTTACAACAAGAGGAAGAAATAAACAAGCAGAAGGCATTAAATGATTCTGTTATTTACAAGGTCACGTAAATAAGATGTTAATATTTGATCTCGTATAACTGTTATTTATTGAATAATAATACAATGATTCAATAAATAAAATATTTATTTTTATGGACTAAAACAACATTGGATATCTCAAATAAAATAAAACGGCTAAATAAGAGAAAATTCCTAAAATAATGGAAAATAGCCAGATGGGCATGATCGTTTTATTTCTATAACCCACCCCAAATTGACGAATACTTCCATCTTGATTATAGAGGAATCTTGCACGTGTAACATGAACGATTCCAAATATAATTAAAAATATCATAATAGCAACAAATATGACGTTTTTACTGATAAATGTGCGCAACATATATATAATAAACAAAATTAATAAAATTTTTGAATTCATGTTGCATCGCCGTTTAATTATTTAATCATATTCTCCGTAGTTTTCTTCCTCTGCACCATCATAATCTCCATCCATGTAATCCTCTGTCATGCGTTTCATATCATATTCCTCCTCTTCAATTGCGGCGGCCTCGCCTTCTTCCTCTAAAAAGTCGTCCAAATATTGTTCCATATTTTGACCAGTAACATTCTTATTTTTTGCAACTGCTCTTTCAGCATCTGCCAATTGTTCCATGAGCTTCTTTTCATCATCATAGTCTTCCTTTACATATTTTGTTAATCCCTTTTGAAGACCCTTGCTCCAAACACCGAGTTTGTTAATCTTAAGAATTGTATCAGCATCTCTTTCCTCGTCGGTCAAGTTCTGCAAACGATCAGTGAACGTATCTTTTTCTTTTTCTCTCAACTTGAAAACCCTGTCCATAATATATTCATAACTATTGTTTGTCATGCTCTTATGATCCATCATGATATTTATGAATTCCACGAGCAGCTTTGCTGTTAATTTTTTAAGAGCGGAGCGGTATCCTTCCGTCTGTTGTCTAAATGATTCAGGATTTCTTACATCAAATTCATCATCTGCTTGCCTTTCCCTTTCAGCTTCATCATCACTATCATCGCCGAAAATATCATCTCTAACAGGTGATGTAGGCTCAATTTCTAATATAGATTCGTCATCTGTTAAGCTAATGTATTTTAAAAATACCTCCAAAATATAATGTTCAAAAAGTCCCATACTAATTTGCTTATTAAAAATGGCATGATTTTCTTCGCCTTCATAACTAATATTTGACATGGCTGGAGTAAATTTTGCCAAAAGAAGCATATTTTCCAGTTGGCTTTGAACCTCGGTCAACAAGTTTGTCAATGCTTTATTCCCATAAAACTGCCTCAAAGCCTTGTAATATTCGTTTATGCTTTTTTTAACATCATTGTAATGTGATGGAGACAAATTCCAGTATTTTGGTAAGACAATTTCATCATAGTTGATTTGGTTAAGAATAATATTTGGAAATATCTTGATCATGTTAAAAATGTACATCTTAACAAAGTTGATGGATTCGTACATGGAGTCATCAGCAATTTTCATGTTTAAATTGCGAACTACTGCATCTGGTGAACTGCCCCAGGACATCAAATCTGTTAAAAATGCATCGGTTTTTGCCAAGTTTCCCTTTGTAATAGTAGCATTCTTTTTAATAAACTCTAACAACTCTCTTTTCATGTCTCTGTTGGTTCTACCAAGATAATTTTTAAAATCTCTCATCTCTGGTGGATCCTCTGTTAAACCAACATCAAATGTATCAAGATTTGCTTCAATGTGGTCACGCAATGCTGGTGGCACAACCTGCTCATCATCTTCATCAAATTTCTCAAATAGTTCGCGCATTTTTTGAATAATTGTGGTTGTCTGTGAGTAAATACTAACATTTACAATGTTATTTCTGGATACAATTTGAAATAAGCGTAAAAAGGCCTCCAAACTATAGTTGCGCCCATCATTTTTCAACTTTCTAATCTTTTCTATAATAGAGTCGGTCGCCATGAAAAAATCGGGTTTTTCTGTGCACATTGGAAGCAACTCTTCTGGAATGGGTGCAAGTGTGTTAAATTTGCAATAAATAATAAACGCGCGAAAAATAGTTTCCTCATTAAAATCTTGGCTGAGAGGAGGATAGATCAACTTGGTGTCTTCGCGGCTAAAAAACATTGCGGCTTTTGTTAGCAAGTTAATATCCCGCAATATATTAGACAAGTTCTGCACAGTATCATTATAAATAGAGACGTCCTTGTTAGCTGCATTAAAGTAGTCAAATGTTGATGAAAATCCCGTTTCGTTGCAGCAAGCATTTTCCAAGAAAGGTTCATTTGCTGAGTTTGTAAGAAGAGCATTCTTCTTTTCAATAATTTTTGTAACAATCTCTTGAAAAGCAAGAGAAAACTGAATAATTTTGGATTGAATTACCGCAATCTTTTCAGTTTGTGCGGGAGATCCTTTCTGCAAATCGGCTAACAAACCTTCAGCAAATTCCTGTGAAATGGAAGCAAGGCCAGTTATTTTAAACGGCATAAGTGGAGGCAGAAAATTTGTCCACAAATCAATGCTGTGTTCTTCAGGGATTTCTTTTCCACCATGAATAAGTAAATATGCCTCTTTTTCTCTAAATTTGCGTGTTATTTCTGGGTTTGTTATTAAATAATTCTCAATAAATGCCTGTATTTTTGTCGCAATAATATCCTCCTTTGTCTTCATTATCACATTCCATGGTTTAACAGAACTGCGAGTTTTATAAGCAACACATGCCAAATATTTTACAGAAGAGTAGTCTCCAGCTCCTTCTATTGGAAAACCATCCAAGGATTTCACGCAACCAGGATATGTTTTGCGAGTTTTAATAGATGGCATATTTGTTTGAATTGCAATTAGAAACATACCCAGTGTTACATAAAGAATGGTTGAGTTATATACATCTTCATAAGGAACAACCTTCTTGCCCTTTTTCTCCATTTCTGCCATATTCTTTTTGTAATCTTCTTCCTTGGGTAAAATAGTAGGAAGTGTATTTGTAACAGTGCGAACTATAAACTCCATTTGATCGTTCAAGTTGATACCCATATTAACTGAAAGAACATCAACAATATTGGATACCATTTTTGATTCAGGGGAAGAAAATTTGATGGGCTTTTTCTCTTGAGCGCTGATTAAGAGCGCATCGCCTGCGTCCTTTTCTAATATTTCGCGAGTTTGCACGCGGAATCCATTATCAAATCCTTCTTCATTACTTAAAGCCCTGTTGCAAATGGTATAACCACTATATCTATCCACAATTTTATCACCATCGTCGCTGGCTTTTCCTATTTGATCAATTACGCGATTCATTACGAGATCATAACCAGAGTAATCTTGAACAAATGCGCTAGCGAGAGTGTATAAAAATGTGGGAATCAGTTTAACACCTGTTTTAATGCAATAGCGCCAATGAATTGTTTCCTCAACAGCTTCATTTACATCCATTTGACCCTCTATTGCCTCGCGACTGAATGAAATGCAGAAACGAATAATATCATTTTGACGTTTAACAAAATCTGATTGCCCAAGAATAATATCGCGTAGCTTAGCATAAGGTGATAAGACAACTGCTGGTTCGTCTTGTAATTGGATTCCAATTTTGAATTTTTGATCATTGTATTTTAAGAAATTATATTGTGCAAGCTCTTCTAATTTTGGGAACACATATGTGTAATATGCAAAATAATTACCAATCTTGTCTGTTAACTCCTGCTTGGATGTAGCATAGTTTTCATCAAACTCTGTCATTATTTGTTTTAATGCGTTGTTGGCCAAACTAGCCTTATTCATCTTACTGTCTTCGCATTTGCCATCCTGGGTTTTTGGTACAAAGAGACAGTCAGGTTGGAGATCGCAAAGAAGACCAGATTCATTTGCTTCAAGCGACCTGTCAAATCCAGCATCAAGGATCCAGGCATTTCCTCTGCGAACGTAATAATCTAACTGATTAGTTGTAGTATTGTATATTATTGCGTATTGGCCATCGCGAACTTGTTTAATCCCATTAAATAGTGATTCAGTAATATATTCTGCATCTTCTTCATTGTACTTGTATTTGGATTGTAATTTTTCATTTAAATATGCAATAAACTCATCTGGGGGCATCCTAGATTGATCTTTTGCAAAATCATCCATGATGCCATAAGGAGTACTATCATATTCTTTGTCAAAGTATATATCACGACCATTGTCGGCCTCTAAATCTTTTTCAAGCGCATATTTTTTGGCAATAACATAACTGGCGCATTTGTTTGCATCTGCTGCAGCACTTTCCTTTGAGGCTAGAGCCTGTTTGTCTTGATTAAAAATAGGAGACAAACTATCGGGGAACATTAGAGGAAGATTTAACATTGCAACTGCGGTGTTGTACAAGTTTCCACAATCAGCAAGAGTTATTCTTCTAATTACTTCTGCATTTGTCATTGGCTCGCGACCAACGCCATATGCCTCCCAAACTTGTGGCGCATTTTCAGTCAATTGGCGAATAGTGCTTTCCATAATGCGCGCATTGGGTCTTGTAATATCTGTAGTCCTGGCATCAACAATGGTCTTGAGTGTGGTAAAAAGGCGGCGATTTTCAATGAATTTTTTATTGAATGTTGAGATGGATTGATCTATAAATTGATTAATATCAACATATTGCATAAAGCTCAGGTCATCGGTATAAACAAGAAATGGTTCCATATAATTAATAATTTCTACCATGGAGACCTTGCCAGTAATATATTTTCTAATAATTTTGAATAATACTCTTGTCTTGGGTATAATTATATTTAAGTATTGCTTAAAAGTTTGCAATGATGGTGCGGCCTTTTCTTCCTCGTTTAAAGAAAGAGCAAAATTTTTAATATTATCAAAATACGTATCATAGACGTCATCTGGTAAATCTTCTTTAAATGTATCCACAAGAACATTATCAACCTTTGTCTTATTTTTAAGAAGCTGCCAATAATTCAAGAAGGTTGTGTTTAAATTTGCCTTGCTTAGAATATCTGTACTGGGTAAATTAATGCGAGAAAAGCGCACTGTGGGCTCAGGCAGAGTCATAATGGATCTTAAAGAAAGAATGTCTGGATCTGTTAATTTTACTATTTTTGCATTCATTTTAGCCCCAGTGAATTGAGTAGCATGCAAATGCGTTTCACCCAAGTTGTACATTTGAACAACATATTTTTTTGTTTTAATAACATCTTCATTGACAATAGATGATTGAAAATCATCCAAGTTGTCTATAATTGCATTAATATTACTTTGAACAAAATTTTCATAGATTACATCTGTCAATGATTCGCGATTTGGTTCTTCAAAGGGTATAAAATAAGGTTTTAATGCGTGCATGAGTTCCACATATTTATTCTGTTCATCGGGGAAAGAATTTGCTTTATACATGTCAATAGATTGTTCCATATTTGTTACATCATCTGCGATGTCAAACTTGATAACGTCCTGATAGTCAATGCTCTCGTTTAGACTTGCATTGTAGACCTTTTTAATATTTTTTGTAACAAAAACAACCCAAAGTAGATTATTTTTCATTTGAGCAAGTTGTTCGCACAAAGGCTTGAAATTAGCGCCTTTTAATAAGAGTCCTTCCACGTTTCCATATTGATCAATCTGTGAAAATCTTTCACGGAGCTGGATAAAACGATCAATCATTGTGTGAATATTATTAAGAACGCGAGCTGTGCGTTGACTATTGGGCACAGTGGATAACATTTGGTCAAGAATATCATTTGTCTGCATTTCAAGACTGAAACGCTCAGTGCCTTTTTCTAAAGTAACAATTTGGGTAATTTTTCCAAGATCTGGACCAAATTTAATTTGGTCGGCATTTAAAATAATTTGACGCAGACCTTGTTTTATCTTTTTAGATGGGACAAAGAAGACCTGCTCTTGATCTTGTGCTTCCATTTCTTCCTCAGACAAGTTGGGCATAGATAAGTCTCTTTCTCCTTCCAAATCACTCTCGCCTTCATATTCTCCCATTGAGAACGGAGAAGATGCTTGACTTTGTCTAAGCTTTTCTGCTTCTGGTGCCTGGCGAATTTCAATGTTTTCAATGGGCAGGTTTTCAGGAATACCCTTGCATGCAAAATTTAAATAAATGATTGTGCTTTCTGGATACAAGCTAATCTCAATCATATCCTCCTCCAAATTGGTAATTTCACCAGTTAATACTGTTGGGATGTCTCCTCCAAAATATATATTAATCCATGTTCCAGGAAGAAGTCCATTTTGTTTAGCAAATCCTGGGTATTCGCTACGGCTAAGAAGTGCAATAGATTCAATTGTGCCATTGGAAATTATCCCATCTGGACTGATTCTAAGTTGAACCTCGTTCAAATCTTTTTCACCAATTAATTTCATTTTTGTTTCATCAATGTAGTCAATAATAAAAACATTGTCATTAAGTATTTCATTTGTTGGATCTTTAATTCTAATAACATCTCCCAATTGCAATGTCATGTTGCTTGATTCTGTGGCGGATTTATTTCCAGTAGGAGTTGAAGATCTAGCTGCGGATGTTGCATCAGCGGCTTTAACCATAGATGCGGTTTGAGCAGTTGGTTCGGTCAAAGTATTTCCTACATTACTAATTGGCGCAGCCTCTATTGCTACACTTGATGCACTACCAGTAGGTTCTACAACGGGTTCTAAAACTTCATTGTCATTGTCATCGTCATCGTCATCATCATCATTAGAACCATCCATTAAAACAAGTTCTGGTTCTCCAGATTCTACTTCTGTTGTTTCTTTTTTAGGTGTTGTTTCTTTTACAGATAAATTTATTGACATTATCTTATATTTTATACAGAAATTTTTATATTAAAGTACAATTCATTAATAATATTTTTTCAAAGGTTTAAAGACAAATTAGCAATAATACTATTATAACGTTAATGTCAGCATATTTATTATCAGCTGTACCTCATTTTGCGGATTTGCTTAAAAATGATGAAAAAACCATGCAAAATGCCGATTCTTTAAAAATAACTGCACGAGAGTGTTACACTAAAAACAACCAGAAATATCGCGTTTTTCGTTATGACAAGAATTTTTTAAGCAATGACCTAATCCCTACATATGGTCTATTGCGATCTGTTATAGCAAATAATAAAAATGAGGTGGTATGTTTTGCTCCACCTAAATCAATGCCAAGTGATATTTTTATAAGAGTTCATCCAAATCCTAATAGCAATGAAGATGAAGAAGGTTCATTGGCAAATACAATTATTGCGGAGGAGTTTGTTGAAGGCACAATGATTAATGTTTTCTGGGATGGAGCGATTGGAATAAATGGCGGGTGGGAAATAGCAACTCGCAGTGCTGTTGGTGCGGAGATATCTTTTTATAAAACAAGAAACAGCAAAACTTTTAAGGAAATGTTTTTGGAGGCTGTCAAGGCAAATGGTTTAGTACTAGATATATTAAACAAAAAGTTTTGTTACAGTTTTGTGTTGCAGCATCCAGATAATAGAATTGTTGTTCCTTTTAAACATCCACAGCTTTATTTGGTCGCAGTTTATGAAATTCTTTGCATTGATGAAACTATTCAAGTTGTGAGCATAGACATGGACGCTGTAAAAGCATATGGTGCGTGGGAACAAACAACAGTCAAGTTTCCACAGGTTTACACTAATTGGTCAACTTACACTGATTTAATTGAAAAATATGCTTCACCAAACACATCCTATGATATTTTGGGAGTAGTATTAAAGAGCAAGTTGACGCATGATAGATGCAAAATTAGAAACCCTATTTATGAAGAGGTTAGAAAC